TCAGTGTCGCGTTACGTACCGCCCCTCCGTAGAGGGTCTTTGACCAAAATTCCTGGCTCAAAGGATCGACATGACAAACCGTAAAGATTGTCTGCGAAGCAACACTTGAAAACTCCTGATGGAGATTATTTGTGCTATCTTCGTAATCGACGGAGAGCATCTTTTCGCCTTTCGAGAGATTACAGAACCCGATGTTGGAAACGATATCGGATGTAACATCTCGACCGACGCAGAAATGATTCTCTAAGTCCGTCAAATGTCGACGCATTGCATCTTGCTCCCACTTAAGGAAAGCAACAACAGATCCAGAACCCTTAGAAATTGACCGAACTTTAAGACTTTCGATCACAGGTTGAAGGATGCTTACATGGACGGGTTCCGGAAATCCGGACCCAACACAATCAGACATAAAGTCTGTATACAGGTTTGCACACATGTGCGCATATGCGGACATCGCGTAAGTTCCATCAAACTCCGCACGCATTCGTCTCGTCCCTAGATCGCTGGTCCAAATTGGGACCGTAGTGTCTTCCGGGAAAATCCGAACTACATCTCCACCTCGGCCATCTAACAAGACTTCGCCGAGTTGGCCAAATGCACTACGACTATTGATATAAGTAGCCGAGTGAGAGAGACTTCGAACACCGAGAGGCATTCGAGTCAAGTCGCAATCGCTCATTACCTCAGTAATGTAATGCACGTAGAGACGTAGTATGCACTGGTGGGTATCTTCACAATCAAATTCAGACGGCAGAGGAAACGTAGGCCTTGGAAAAGGCTCGTTCTTCGGCAAGGTCGTGAGTTTGTTGTAAGTTTTAACAAGGGCGCGTAAAGCTGTACCCTCGTTTGGTCTCGGCATCGCGCGCTTTGCGCTTTTTATTGCCTGAGCCATACCCAACCACCTGTCACGTGAAATAGCGTTGTCTTTCGACGAACGCTTCATAGCTCTCAGCCACCGATAGATACGCCCTCCAAAAAGCGTACCGGCGACCTCATCACAACCCTCAAATGGTAAGGGAGGTTGAGGACTATCAGTGGACCAAGAGAAAAAAGAGTTGAGTTTGAACTTAACAATGGCAAGGCAGGCATCGATGAGATGAACCTGTTTGCGGATTGCATGTTGAAACACAACCAACCGTAGGTGCTGAACCTGGCGTTGCTTCTCAATTTCTATATACGGACCTGTACAAAGGCCGTAGAATTTGAGAACCTGGAGGATTGGTTCAAGAGCATCATTGATAAAGGTCTCAACAATGCTATGACCTGCGGAATGTCCTACTTCATTGGACTCTGCAGTTGTTATACCATTAACTGACCTCGATGACATTGTATCCGTGAAAAACATATTTGTTCTTT